TAACATTGCAATTCTTTTTTCTTCAGTAGATGCTCCTTCGTTAATTTCAGATGAATCTGATGCATCTTTGGAAGGTTTTTTATTATCACCTTTACCAATTTCAGATGATTTTACCATCTCATCTACTTCTTCTTCACCGAAAGTTGGCCCTTCATGTCCTCTACCAAATCTTTCAGTTTTATATTTCTTACCATCTACTTCAAATTCTTTATCACCATCTTTTTTTGCTTTTGCTACAGCAGCTCCGAAAGCATTACCTTCTGATTTTGTTCCTCTACCCTTCCAAGTTTTTTCAATCTTGTTAAAGAATGCCTTTTTTTCTTCATCAGACATCTGTGGAATAGATTTACCAGCCTTTTCTAAAGCTTTTTTGAAGAATACTTTATATTCGTTTTCTTCAATCATAGTTTCTTTAACTATGTTTTTTAATGCTTCTCGTGTTATTTTCATTTTTCAATCTCCTGTATAGTTTTAGCGATGTTGATTAACTTCTCTTTTATACTATAAATATGTTTATTTGTTCTTTTCCAATACTGATTGGAATCTAACTCATTCATTGTTTTGATTTTATTATACCAATTAAAGAATTTTTCAGTTTCTCTTAACTGATATTTTAATTCTTTTAAGCCCATTGCCATCTTCTTATGAGGATGCATTGATTCATCGTTTTTTAACTCTAACCAACGATTTACTGGTCTTTTTACTTTAGATTCATTTACTGATTCATATGTTCTCTTCTTAGATTTAGATACAATTTTTAAATCTTTTGCTTTTGCCAAAATGTATTTTTCAAATCTACCATCTTTACCTAAGTTTACTTTGTATTCATCTCCATCTTTTCTAACAACATCACCAACAAATTTTTTCTTACTCTTAGGGTCTGTGTATTGAACTCTTGTATTGTAGAACTTATCTTCGTTTACTGATTCAAATAGTTCATCTCTTGTAAGTTTTCTACCAAAGGCCTTTTCAAATGCTTTAATCATTTTTACTTCGGTACTTGCATTTCTCCCAAGTAATTTTAAAACTCTTTTTAATTCTTCTTCAGAAAAATTATAGTTTACTTTTACTTCGTTTACTGATTCCATAAATACAGTTCTACCATATGAATCTTCAATAGAAACTCCTCTACCCTTATGCTTTTTATTATACTTGTGATACATCTTAATCGCATCTTCAACTTTGTCATAAGATTTTGGTGAGTGGTCAACTATTTTTTTATTGTAGTTTCCATGTCTAACCATAATAGTATATGGACCACCTCTTTCGTTTTTCTTAATACTTTTTTTGATTTCTGAATCTGATGCTTCCGAGATGTTATCAACATCATTACCAACAACACTATATCCCATTGAAGTTGCAATCTTTTTCTTTCTTTTCTTATCGGATTTACCTTTATCAGAAAATGCCATAGGAGTTTGATAACCAGCTACAGCACCTGTTGCAGTGGCTTCATCCAATTCTTTTTCTACTTCTTGGATTAATTCTTCTAAAAATTCTTTAAGATTTTTTTCCATTGACATTTTTTATCTCCTTAACTAATTCATAAGACATCATTAAAGCCGAAACTTGGTCATCAGTAATCTTTTTACCGATTTTTTGTTTTTTTAGAACATTTATAGTTTCTCTTAACTTAATTTTTGTAATCTTATCTTCCATTCCTTTATACATTGAATGTAATTCAGTAATGGTCTTAATTAAGCTTGATTCAAAATACTCATTGAATTTTGAAGTGTTGTTAACATTATTAATATACTCTCTTAATAAAGATTTTTGGTCTTGATTCAATGTAGTATATTTTTTGTTAAATGTTTCAACAAGAATTTTGTATGTCAATAATCTGAGGTCTTTCTCTTGTTTTCTATATTCTTCAACCAACTTATCTTCTTTTTCTTTTAATGAAGATGATGATTGTTTTGAAATATGCTCAACTAATGTTAATTTAGAATCGAACACATCTTTAACATCAGTTACATTTATTGTTTTTGCTTCAAATAACTTATGTACAGATGCCAATATCTTATAGTTAGTAACAGGAGATGAAAGGAAACTGTTAATATCTAAAGATTCTTTTATAGCTTTGACAAGATTGTACTTTTCTCTTTTAAGTTTGGAATAATTTAATTTAGTGTGAGCTTCTAATATAACATCAATAAACTTTTCAGCTTTTGATTCTGAATTATATTTTTCATTAATTAGAAGATTATATAATCGTAACTCTTTTGCAAGCTCAGTTTTTCCTGCAAAGAATTCTCGTATGATTTCTTTTGATTTTTCTTCCGAGCCATTCAAGACTTCAAGTGTAATTTGTCTTGTTAATAGCTCAAAAAGAAAACCTGTGTTTTTGAATTTTGAGTGTCTTATTTTTTTCATCTTTATTTTTTCCTATTGTGATACACTAAATTTATCCTATTATAAATATAAAAATATAGAAGATTAATTAATTTTCAGTTTCCTGAATAATATTATCCTCATCTAACATATCTTTAGTTTCGTGTAAATATTTCCTTTTTGATGATATGCCGTTAATATAACTTAACGCTTTTTCTTCGGAAGTTCTACTTCTTTTTTTAGTTCTTTCCTTATCACCAAGTGGGTCTCTACCAAGTGGATGTTTATCTTTTCCATAAGTTCCACCTTCTCTTGGTCTACCACCTTTATCTTTAATTTCTTGTTTGATTTTTTCAAGAGATTCTTCTATATCATCTGGTTCTTCATCTTCTTGTGCAGGGTCTGAACCTTCATCTTCAATAGAACGGAATCTAAATCTATCTTTCAAGTCATCTAACATTTTTATTCTCTCATCATCTTGCTCACCACCACTTAACTTGAATATATTTTCATACACCCAATCTTTAGATAACATATTCAAACCTTGAATATCTTGAGCTAATCTGATTTTCTCACTCCACAAGTTTACTTTTTCTTGTTCGTAAATTGTAGATGGATTTACTAATGATAAACTAAAGTTAGTCATTTCTGAATCTGTAATACCTTGTGAGTATAAATGTACAATCGCAATCTTAGATAACTCAGAAATTACTGTTCTTTGTATTCTTTCAATTGTTCTTGCAAATCTTACATCTTCAGCAGCAAGTGTTGCTTTACCATTGATGTTTTCTTCATACCCTAAATATGCTTTTGGAATCTTTAATGCCGCAAACATTTTATTTTTTAAGTAATCAATATCTTCGATAGTTGCATATTCTAAACCTGCAAGGTTATCAATTTGTGTTCCACTATCACCACCTCTAACTGGTAAGTAAAAATCTTCAGTTAGATTTTGCATATTGTACTTTAAGTTGTAATCACCAGTATTTCTATCGATGAAAGGAACTTTCTTCATCTTGTTGATGATTCTCTGCATGTAGTTATCCACTTCTGTTGGTGGGATATTACCAATATCAATTTTGAAAACTCTTTTTTCTGGTGCTCTCATGATTCTGTGAATCAACATAGCATCTTCCATTAGAGATAATTGTTTCCACAATCTTCTACCATTCTCAATCATAGATTTACCATATGGCAACCAGTTAGTATCTGCTAACAACCTAAAGTGAGCAACTTCAAAGTTTTCATATTCTTCTTTTCCATTTGGGTCTTCAGTAATTTTAAATTTAACTGAGTTTGGATTTGAAGGGTCTGTTCTTTCTAATCTTTCTGTATTATAAACTGAATGAGGTGTTACATTAACAATACCTTGACCTTCAGCAATTTCTAAACCTAAGAAGAAATCTCCATACTTACACATATTTCTTACCCATGGCCATAAGTTGAATTCAACATTAAGAATATCATAGAATAAGTTATTTAATATATCTTGTACTTTTTCATTATCAGAATGAACTTGAAGAGTATCACCAAATTCGTTCTTTAGTGTTGATTCATCTGCGTAAATATCAAGAGCCGATGCCAATATTGGGTCATTATCCATTGCATCGTAATCTCTAAAAACTTCTCTACGAACTTGTTGGTATGCCATTGATTGAGCACCACCTGCTTGTTCGAAGAAAGATTTTTGTAGTTTCGTGTATCTATCTCTTAGAGAAGATAAGTTCGTTTGTTGTCTTTCATCGGTATCAACAACTCTTCTCTTACCATCCTTATCGACAGTAACAACTGCTTGAGCTCTAAAGAGTTTCGTTAATCTACCAAAAAATGAAGTATCCGCCATTTTGTTCCTATTTTAAATTATAACCTTTTATTTTATTTTACCATGCTCTACAAGACCAATACCTTGCTTTGTGTCTTGGACCAGGATTATCACAATTATGTCTCGCTCTGAATGCTTTTCTTCTTTCAGGATTTGACTTTTTAATTTTCATTGTTTTCTCTCCTGACTTCTTTGCAGAAGTTCCACCATGTCCAAAGTTAACTTTTACAACATTACCTTGGGGGTTTTTGACATATACTTTGAATTTTTTAACATCACCTCTTGTTGGTTTACCAAGTTTTACTGTTCTTCCTTGGTATTCAGCTTCGTTGATATCTGGTTTGTATGATTCCATGAATTCTACAAACTCTTTGATATCGTGATAGTTTTCTACGAAATACTCATTACAGTATGATTCGTTTTCGTTTTCATTAAGTAAGTTTTTCATTGAAATCATATTAGTTTCTCCTTAATATATAAATATAAGATTATTTAATTAACCAAGTTAGGTCTTCATTTGTATCACCAACTCTCATTTTCCATGGGTCTTCTTCCATTGCAGTGTTACCTCCAAATCCCATTCCTGCTACATCTAAAGAGTGTGCTCCAATACCACCTAATGCTTGTTTAGTTAAATCAATTCCTTCTTGTCTTAATCGAAGTGCTGTATCTCTAACCCACAACCCAATAGATAATGACATTGTTAAATCATCATTGTAACCTCTCATAGCTTCTGCTCTGTTTCCTCTCCATATAAAAGTAAACAATTCATCAATTGTTCTTGATGAACGAATAGTTACTGATTTCTCTCGTACATATTGTTCCAACTTTGATATAATCAAAGGTCGTGTTTTAGAAGTTGTACTAAACCCTGCCTTCATTCCTCTTTCTTCTGCACGATATCTATTTGTAAGTTGATTTTCTACATCAACATATTTTAAATCTTTACTCATGTAAAAAGTATTTTGATAACCTCTATCAATTACTTGTTGTAAAACTGCCCAACCAATATTTGCGTTCTCAATCACAAGTAATGCATTATTATATTCAGTTGATAAAGAAACTAAAAAGTTTCCAAAATCTTTTGTATCTAATTTACCTTTATATTCTGCAACTTGAGATGCTTGTTCAATGTCAATAACATGACAAGCTGAGTAATCAGCTCCATCACCTCGAGCAACATCGGCTACAACCATATAACCTTTATTATAATTTGGATATTCCCATTTCCAAAGGTTACCATCAAATCCCGTCTTCTCTAAAGGTTCTTGTACAAATGATTCTTTATAGAACATTAAAAGTTGAGGGTCAATCACAGTATCACCCGAAGAAACGAAATCACAATCACATTCTTGAGCCGCTCCTTTAACACCCAAAAGTTTTTCTTGTTCATCTCTCCAATCTTGATTTCTTTCAGGATGAACACTCCAATGTAGTTTAATAAAGTTAAACCCATTTGTTTCTTCTTCTGCACCTACCCAAGTTTTGTGAAAGAAATTTCCGACACCATTTGGTGTTGAAAGGA